CTTTTTAAAATACTCTGCAAATGTTTTTTCCATACTATTATTTATAGTTTAACTCTTCTTTTTAAAAATAAAACCTTCTATATAAACAAAATCCATCTCCGTGTTATCTAATACGTATAATGCATCTTCAATAGTAGTTAAGATAGGAGCTCCCTTAATATTAAAAGAAGTATTTAAAATAACAGGAATTTCATCTCGTTTTTTAAGTTCTGTTAATATATTATAGAAGAGTTTATGACCACCCTTCGATACAGTTTGTAATCTTGCAGTACCATCAATATGGGTAATAGAAGGTAATACATCTCTATAGTTTTTCTTTACTGTAGGAGCATAACTCATAAAGTCAGACTCAAAAACATCATCGAAGTAAGTATTACTATCTTCAAGTCTGCATACAGGTGCAAAAGGTCTATACCATTCCCTAAACTTTACTTTCGAATTAAGAATGTCCTTCATATCTTTAATTGAAGGATCACAAATTATACTTCTATTTCCTAATGCTCTCGGTCCTATTTCTGACTCACCTTGCAGTACACCAATTATCTTACCACCCTTAATATGATCTACTAGTTGACTTACACTACATTTTGTAGCCTTATATTCTTTCTTATAATCATCAAACTTATCTCTATCTAGAATATCAAATCCCATATACGGTGATAGCTGTTCTTTATGTTTTGTATATAGCAAGAACTGCCCTAACGATAAACCGCAATCATTTGGATAAGGTGGTACAAAAAGACTACCACCTATTCTTTTTAGTTCTTCAGCAAGTTTTTGATTAAACAAAACATTTAAAGCGCAACCACCAACCAATATAATATTAAAAGATGATCCAGATTTAAGCAATTCCTCAATAATTTTACCTGCTAAGTTTTCGAAGATATATTGCGAAGTAGCAGCTAAATCATAAGCATCTTGACCTTCAATAGAGTTTAATTTTAAAGTTAAACCTATTTCTTCACCTAATACATCCAACCCATTACTACTTATTTGA